TTAATTTTATTTAAGATTAGTCCTTTTTTATTTTTTTAAATTAAAAATAAAGCTAAAAGAACTATAAAAATACATAGAAATTTGATAAAATAAAAATATAAATTTAATATTAGGAGGTAAATTTATGGATATAAAAAGAGAAGAAAAAATTTTAGAGTTAGTTAATATATTAAAAAGTACAAAGTATTTAGTTTTCTTTGGAGGAGCAGGAACTTCAACTGAAATTACTTCAATAAACTACCAAAATAAAAAGAGAGCCTAAGCTCCCATTTTAATAATATTTATGACTTTATCCATAGTATCAGCAAAGTTAGTATTTAAAACTAATGATGCCTCATTGTCATATTGAGTATTTTCATTATTGATTATCACTAAATTTTTACCTTTAAAATATCTTAAATAATAAGCAGCAGGATACACTGTTAAACTTGTTCCTGCAACGATTAAAGTGTCTGCTTGTTCTAATTGATAAATAGCTTCATTAACCACAGCTTGATTTAAATTTTCACCATATAGAGTAACATCAGGTCTAACTATACCCCCACATCCACAAGAAAAATTATTGCCTGCTGTTTTTCCACAATCTAAACAATACCATCTTTTTAGACTTCCATGTAATTCTAAAACATTTTTATTTCCTGCCATTTGATGTAAATCATCTATATTTTGAGTAATAACAGCTTTTAAAACTCCAATTCTTTCTAACTCAGCCAAAGCTAAATGTCCCTTGTTAGGTTTTATTCCATTAATATTTAATTCATTTTCAACATACTCCATAAAAATATTTCTATGAGAATAAAAGAAGTCTGAACTTAATACTTCTTCTGGTCTGTATTTTCCCTTGTATAAAGTGCTATATAAACCATCTTTTCCCCTAAAACTTTTTAATCCACTGTCTGTTGAAACTCCTGCTCCTGTGAAGAAAACAAGATATTTAGAATTTTTTATAATATCAGCTAATTTTTGAATTTTATCTTCCACTTACATCACCTCTTTTTTAGAGTATAACACAGTAACAAAAAAAAGCAACTTATATAGAGTTGCTTTTTAATAGAATAAAATTGAAATTTTCAATGGATAAAAGGATATTACTCTAATTTCTTTTATTAACATTTTTAAAATTTTTCTTGTTTCTATAACATCTTCTTCATCATAGTTTTCAATAATAAATTTCAACTTTTCTAAAAGTTTTATATCATTATTTTTTGGAATATTTAAATTCTTTTCAAATTCAAGTTTTTTTTCTTTTGCAATTTTAATTCTAGCATTAAGATTTTTAAATCTATTTTCAAGTTCATCTTCGCTGATATAACTCTTTTGAAATAGATTTATTATTCTTTCTCTCTCATTTTCTAATACTTTTAAATTATTTTCAAGTTTTAATAATTTTTTTTCATTTTTCTCAATATCATTAGAATTATAATTATTCAAATCTTCTAATTCTTTTGAATTTAGAATCATTTCTTTAATAGTTTTATCCATAATTTTAGCAGAGAAGGATTTTTTATGTTTTCTATTTTTACATGAATAAGAGTAATAAGCATATTTAGTATTGTCTTTATAACTCCTATTCCTCTTTTGCTGATACATCTTATCTCCACATTCACAATAAATCATAGATGAAAACAGTAAATAAGGTTTATAATCTCCATAAACAACTCTTGATTTTATATTTTTTTCTCTAATAGACTGACAAAATTCAAATAATTCAAGAGGAACAATTGGTTCATGAAGTCCTTTATACCATTTTATGTCTTTTTTATTTACTTGAGTTCTATTTTTTTGATTTAATTCTTTTACATATTTTCTTAGAGGGACATAACCAATATAAATTTTATTATCAATAATATCAACTATATCCATTCTTGTTTTATTAAATATTCTAGCAGTTTCAGTTAAATTGAAATTTTTAGCATATGTTTCAAAAATACTAAGAATATAAGGAGCCTTTTCAGGATCAGGAATAATCATTTTATTTTCTCCTCTGATATAGCCTGTTGCTGGTCTACCATGAACAAAATATCCTGCTTTTGTTTTTTCTTCCAAGTTACTTTTTATTCTTAAAGACATCTGCTTTAAATCTTCAGTACCCCAAGCTAAGAATATAGAAAGTGTCATAAAATCTTTTAAATATGGCTGTGAGATACTATCAAAAGTAATTTTATATAATTCTAACTCCTCAAAAAATTTCATTCCTGTTGAAATTTTTCTTGCTATTCTTGAAATTTCCCAAAAAACTATTTTAGTATATATTTTTTTACTAATAGCTCCAAAAAGTTCATTAAACTCTTTTCTGTCATCTATTCTTCCACTTTCAATATCTTGGTAAACTTTTAAGACTTCATAACCTTTTTCTTTGCAGTAGTCTAAACATTTTTTTAATTGAAGATTAAGGGAGCTATCACTCCCTTTGTCCCTAGTTTGTTCTTTTTTTGATACTCTAATATAAATTGCAACTTTTTCCATTTATGAAGCCTTTTTCTTTAAAATTAATTTATTGTAAAGTTCTTCAATTTGCTCTACTACTGCTCTTTTTATTATATTTATTTCTTCATTTTTTACTGGTTTATTAGTTTCCATAATCTACTCCCTTTAATATAAGACTGTGGAGCTTTTTTATTCCAAAATCTTTTTATCTTAGTTCAATTCTATTTAATTTTCTATACAAATTTTACAATCTGTTTCTGGACAATATATTTCTCCATTATTCCATTTTTTATTTGAAGCAAATTGATGTCCACAATTACATTGATATAAATATCTGTTACCTTTCATTCTATTTTTACCATTTCTTTTTTTAGATTTTGCTTTTAATCTTTTGTAGCCTTTATTAAATTTAAAATAAATATCATTCCCAAAATATTGGTGTCTACCTAAACCTGTATAAAACATTTTCCAAGTTATTTTACAAGCCTTTCTATTATTGCTTTTTGAATATTTTTTTGCTAGTTTAATAATATTTTTACTTATTTTTTTAGCCATTCAAATTCACCCATTCTTTTTGCTCTTTCTTTGTTTTTAAAAATTTTACTTCAGACCACATCTCTCCTGATAACCATTCTCCTAAAAGTTCGCTTAATTTCTCATCACTATTTACCATTTCTTTTGCTTCTTGTTCTGTGTAATTCCAATCATCAACTAAATCTATAACTTTTGCATTAGTACTATGACTATTACTTAATAGAAATCCAACTCTATATTTACTCATTTATTCCTCCTGATATTCTATAATTCCAATATCTTAAATAGCCAAGTCTATAAATTTTTGAGAGAACTATATCATTTATAGGTTTAGCTTCTTTGTTTATTTTTGGTTTTCTATAACATTCAATCTTTCTATATGGAATACCAGCTTCTTTTTTTACTGCTATCAAAATACCACATTCTTTTGGAATTAATTCTATTGCTTTCTCTTTCATTTCTGCTGGAAAAGCATAGTAGAAATTTTTTATATTCTCATCTTTATGCTGATGTTTTTTCTTAAAATCAGCTTTTAAATCAGATAAAGATATTTTTATTTCAACTTCTGTTAAGTAGTGATTTTTAGTAACAATTAATATATCACATTCATGATTTACTATATTTTTCCAAATCATAGGATTTACTTCTGTATCTAGCCATCCATTATTTTTAGTTACTCTTGGAACAATTGCTAAACTTCCACTTTCAAAATATCTATAAATTAATGTTTCCATTTTATTTGTGGTCATTCCTCATCAACCCACTCAGCGACTCTTTTAAGTTCTCTTATTCTTCCAAATCTTACATCTTCCTCACAACCACAAATATACTTTATAACTTCTTCTTCCTGAGTTCCATCTATTGCACAACCATTTTTATCAATATCAACAAGACCTGTATAATATCCTAGAATCTTTTCTCCACATTTTTTACACTTCCACATTATAGTCAGCTCCTCTCCTTAACTGTTTTTTTAATAAAACCATTAGTATTCTAGTTGTTCATGCAGGTCTGGGTTTTCAAAAATGTTACCAACAATTTCAAAGTCTCCTTCTAGGTCTGAAAGATGTTCTGTAATATTTTCATAAGAAACACGATAAGCACCATCTTCATCATCATAAGAAATTAGTCCATAAATATCATCTATACCATCATTGAATTTAATTACATCTGCTTCATAAAGCTCTTGACCTGCTTTGTCTTTTACTCCTGAAAATTGTAGAAGTTCAATATCTTTAAATTCAGCAGTTTTATAGTCTGAATTAAATAAATTATCATCTTCTGTGTATCTTATGTATTCGTAGTTGAAATCTATTCCAATAATAGCAACCATTTTCTTTTCTTTCTTTAACCAAGCTTTCATTTTAAATTCTTTCATTTTATCCTCCTAAGCAGTTTTAATTTTCATAATTTCTCTATCAACCATATCTAAATATTTTTCAGACGATTTTATTAGTTCTTGAACTTCTTCTTTGATATTAAGTTCATTGACTAATTTTTTAATTCTATCTAATTTAAAATTTTTAATGAGCTTATTCCAAGAATGAACTGTATCTGTAAATCCAGCTGGAAGCCTTTGTAATTTATCTTCCAAAGTCATTGGAGCCTTTTCCCAAATAGAGTTTGCACAATCTTTAACATGAGCTTGCATAACTTCTCTAGTATAGAAATTTTCTTCATACTCTATATCCTGGTCTTTAACATCGTCATAACATTTGTTATAAATATCAGATGTTAGATTTTTGCATCTACCTAGCAATATCTTGTAATAAGTATTTAAATAACCATCTTTTTCATTTTTCCAAACCTTTTGATGATTACCAATTACAATTTCCAATGAAAGTAAAAGTGTCTTTAAACTTAAAGCATTAAGCTCACTTTCAGTAGGTTTTTCTATAAATTTAATTTCTTTCTTTTCATTTATCTTTATTTGTCTTTTCACAGTCTTTTGAGCTTTTCTCATTTTTAACACTCCTTTCTACTAGAAGAGTAGCCAAAGCTATTTTTAATATGTCCATAAAATCACATCCAATTTTCCAGTATAAGAAATGGGAAATTAAGTTTATATTTTAAGTTTTTCCAAAAACTTGCTTTTTTACTTTTATTTATAGTAAAACCATTAATTTTTTTACCTTTATTTGCAATAACTACAGCTTTGCTATAATCATTTGTAAGATATTCACCATTTACAAGCCATAAATTTTCTCCAATTTTTCTTATTTCTAGCATCATGTCCTCCTGTTTTCTTGACACCACAAATAACTTACTGTAAAATAAAACTGTCTGAGGGCTTTATCAACACGAGCAAGTTACTTGCAGTGCAAAATTGATAAAGTTCTTTTTATTCTGTAAGTCTTTTAAAAACTTTTATAAAAATTTCAAGTTCTTCATTTTCTTTCTTCATTGCAATAATTCTTGCAATTCCTAGCATTGCAACAGCAGCATCATCTTCTATTAAAGATTCATTGCTTTTTATAGTAGTTTTTGCTTTTTCAATTAAATCATCTTTAAAAATCATATTTCCTCCACTAGTTGTTGTAATTTTTTTATATACTCTGTAAGCTCTTTTTTATATTCCTGCTTATCAGTATCATTTAATTTCATTGTTCTTTTTTTCATTCTTTCAACCTTTTTGAAATTAAAAAACTTTTGTCCAGTTGGGAGAAATTCTCTTTTATTCTCTTCAATGACAGGAATTAAAAGTTTTCTAATTTCTTTAATTTTATATATGTCATTCTCTAAAATACTTAAAACTTCTTCATACTTAATTTCATTATTTGTTAAAATTTTTATAGCTTGATCTGAATAAGAAAATATTTTTTCTTTAAAATCTGGAAATTCCTTATAAAATTTCCATCTTTTTAAATAGACAGAAACAGCATCTTTAGTTAATCCTTTTGAACTATACCAAGCCATAAATGACCCTGTAGGCTTTAGAGTTTTTTCAATCAATGCCAGTGATGAACACATGTCAAATAGATTATTTTTCATTTTTTTATATGTATTCATAAATATTTTTTCTTGCTCAGACACAGTAGCAATTTCAACATCATTTAATTCGTAACTAGCGAAGTCAAATTCCTTTATTTCTGATTTAGAAGATATAACAACATCAAAATCATTTTCTAAATTTTTATTCATTGTCTATCTCCTTCCAGATATTAATAAAAATACCTTTAACATAATCTAATTTTTGAGATTTACTTTCCCATATTAAAGTTTCTTTATCAATTAATTTAGAAATAAGACTAATTTCTGGGATAGGAAAACTTAAATGGATTCCTTGTACTCCTAATTTTTTATTCAAAAAATCATAATATTCTTTTTCAAGTTTTGTCCTTCCAGTTCTATTTGGAACAACAGCCTTAACCTTGTTTAAATCAACTTTTTTTAACATACTTAATACTGAATGTGTTGTAATATTATCAAGAAAAGTTGGGATAACTATATAGTCAGATACCTGAATAAATAAATTATCTAATCCCATTACTGGAGAACCATCAATAACAATATAGTCATATTCTTCTTTTAAAAGTTTTATAGCTTTTTTAAAAGCCTCATCAAAAGAATTTTTTATCTTATATCCTTGCAGATGCAAGAAGAAAAGATTTTCTCTTAATTTTTTAATTTTATAGCTTTTACCTTCAATGAAATCTTCAAGTCCAAATTTGCTTGTATCATCAATTTTTACCCCTGAAAATTTTAAAATATCATTTTGGGAATCGCTGGTAAGAATCAATGTCTTTTTATTTTTTATTAATGCTTTGTGTGCTGCTAATTGTAGAGTTATATAAGTTTTTCCAACTCCACCTTTATTATTTTTAACTAAAATAATTCCCATAAAATCCTCCTATTTTTTATTTTTTTTCTAGCTTATTTTTAAAATAAGTTTTAGAATTTTTTAAATTCACAAATGTGTATCCAGATTCTTTAAGAGTTCTTAAAGACTTACTAAGTCCTCTTTTTTTGTTACATAAGTGCCAAGCTCCAAATTTTTTAATAACAATTCCTGATAAAACTTCATCATCTTTAGTTGCAAGAATAAAGTCTTGTCTATAAATCATTGAAGTTCCAGCAGTATATCCAGTTGCTTCAAGCCATTCAACTTCTTTAAAATCAAATTCCTTTTTCTGACCATTTGAAATAGCTATCATTTTTTTGTTTCTGTAGTCAATGAAGCTAACACTATATGTTTTTTCATCTGTGTAACTATAAATTTTTCCTCTTAGCATTATTGCTCCTTTCAGTTATAAAATTCAGGATCTTTTAGACTTTTAAATGCTCCAATTTTTATAGCACATAAATGCCACAATAACTTTCCATAACTGGAGCAATATTTATATTTTTCAAAATCAAGTTTTTCTTCATCAGGAAGTATTTTATTGACTTCTTCAAATTGTTTTTGAACTTCACACCATTTTGCAAATGGCATGTTGATTTTTGTTGTTGGCATAAACCTCCTCTCTAAATTAAACTTTTTTCTTGAAGCTCTTCCAAAATAAAAGGACTAATCAATCTATAGTACATAGTTTCACTTTTATTTTTTAATTTAGAAAAATGCTTAATATTATGTTTTTTTAATATATTTAGTTCAATATTTTCTTGCTGTTCTAGAGGGAGACTTTTAAAAATTTCAAGATATTTTTCATTTTTTTCACACTCCTTTCTTTCATCTTCTTTAATTTTTTGATGTTCATTCTCTTTCTTTTCAAGCTCCTGAGAGTTTACCTCACAAGTTCCTTTGAAAAGATGGTTAGAGAAAACAGCAGCAATACTTTTAACATCAGTTTTATTTTTTAAAATATCCAGTTGCTCCTGGAATGTATTTAAAACAAATTCTAGTGAGTTATTTTCTAATAACTCTAAAACTTTAACTTCATGTTTATTAGAAAAATTAATTTCATTTTCTATGAACCATTGTTTTACAGTTTTTAATTTTTCTTCAAGCTCATATGATTTATGTTCTTTATGATTTATTTCTTTATTTAAGTTATTTATATTATGTTCTTTATTGTTGCTAATTTTTAACAAACTAGTTTGTGAACTTTTTACAGAGTAGTTTGTAAATTTTTTGCAATCCAGTTTGTCAATTTTTAACAAACTAGTTTCCGTTTTTTTAAAAACTAGATTTTCAATTTCTTGAAAACTGATTTTAAAAAATCTACGGCAAGGTGTTCCTCTATTTTCTTGGATTAGTATATTAGTTTCTATTAAATCTTGAATTATTTTATTTTGTTTATGTCTACTTAACCCTGTCAATTCTTCCAAAGTTTCAATAGTCTGATAGAACCAACCCTCTTCATCAGCTAATCCATCACTAGCTTCAATAAGAATTGTTAGCAAGAAAGCTGGTTCTATTCCTAATGTTTTTACTATCTGCTTGTTTAATGTGTAGTAATTGCTACTCATTAATAACTGTTTAAATGTTCTTTCTTGCATTTATTCAGCTCCTTAATTTATTTTTAATTTTTCAAGTTTTTCAATAATTTCATCTAAACTTTTTCTAGTCTCATTTTCTGGGGAACTGCTAAAAAAAATATCTTTGAAAAAATCTGCTCCTAGCCCTTGTTTCCAACCTTTGCTATGTATACTTACTTCAAAAATTTCACAATGTCCTGAAAAACGAATAAACACTGTATTTTTCTTTTTGCTATTAACTTCAAGTCCTAATTCCATTATTTTTAATATTTTTTCTCTAATTTTTTTATTTAACATTATGAACCTCCTAGTCTTTTAAAATATCTTTCAAAGTATGGATTTCAACTTTTTTAGTGCTAATATATTGCCATAAAGTTTCATCTTCTATACCTTTTTCAAATTTTTCCTGATATTCTTTTAATGACTCATCTCTTATTTTTTCTAATTCATTTATTTTATTTTCTATATATTCTTTGCTTTTCATAGTTGGTCTCCTTATTTAGCCATTCCTTTATATAGTTTTTCCAATGAAGCAATGGCTTCATCTATTTTTGAATGTTCTGATTTTTCAATGATATTTTTAATTTTGTTATACCAATTTTTAGCCTTTTCTTTATTGCTATAATGACTAAAATCTACTCCTAGAAAATCAAGTTGAGGTTTTCCTCCTAGCTCAACTAAGAAAAATATGTATTTAGAAGTTTCATCTTTGAAATATAAATTATTTTCCATTTTCAACCCCCATTTCTTTCTTAATTTCATTAATAAATCTAGCATCAATATTCAATGCACAAGGTTCAATATTAAAATTTTCTGGGAACTCTGAATAATTTAATTCAATTTCATTTTTAGCAGCTTGTAAAGTAGTGAAAGCTGAAAGAATTATTTTATCTTCATTTGTGATAATATAGATTGTTCTAATCATTTTTATCACCAGCAATCTTACAAGCATATCCCATTTTTTGTAGCTCTTCCTTGATTTCTAAAAGTTGGACATCTCCAAATCTTTCAATTAAATAATTCAATTCTTTTAAATTCATAAATTTTTCCTCCTCTTTGAGAGAAAAAAACTTGTAAAATATAAGAAAACATGTTATAATTAAGCATAAATCAAATAGGTGTTTGTTAAAGTTAAGTACTTTCTCATTCACTATTTAGTAAAAAGGGCTTCTGGCAGGTTGTCCTTTTTTTCTTTTGCTCTTATTCATCTTGCATTACTTTTCCAGCTATCATTCCCAATTCAAAGTATTCATCTTTTATATTTTCAATTACTATAAAAAATAATTTTTGAAGTTCTTCAAATTCTTCATCAGTTAATTTTTCTTCCAAACAACTGATTTTTTTTATAGTCTTTTCAATATTAGTATTAGAATCTGTATTTATATAGCCTTTTTCCTTTAATGCTTCAATAAATCTAACTATTTTCTTATTCTCCGTATTTTTTCTCCTCCTAATAATAAGATAAATATATTTTATTAAAAGTAAAATATACTTTACTTTTATATTTTCTATTATAACTTAGAAAAATTTTTTGTCAAGGAAAAATTATAAAATATACTTTATTAAAAAATAATA